TATGAGTTGGGAACTCTCCCAATCTACCTCTTAGCATATCATACATCTTTTCTTTACGTGGCTTACTACCAACAATCCATACCATCGTATTCTCACCAAGAATATTAGGCATACGCTCATTAACGTAAGTCATCATCTTGCCTTCATAGGTAGGATGAAATTCGATTCCACCGTAACTATAAGGCATTTCTTCTTGGTAGTCAACATAATTAGTTGTATGAAGATCATAATGATGCAGATTAAAATTATAATCTGATGTATTATCTGTAAAGAAAGAAGTTAGACCCGACTCATACTGTTGCTGTTTGTTAGGAGTATCATGATAGATTCTAGTAAACGGCTTAGTATAAACACCAGATACGTTCTCAATAATATCCAAACGCTCTTCAATGAAGTCTATCTTGTTTGGTCCAATCCCAATAAGATATACGTCTCTGAGATTCTTAGGGCGAAATCTAGCAAGACCGTAAAGAATAGAAGTGCAGCTATTACAAGAACCAGCTGGTATAACCAAAGTGGTAATATGTTCTGGTATGTTTTTAATTTGCTCAGATCCAACATAGTGAAATCTCTCTACTCTTTCTGGTGAGTTTACTTTGTGATCTACTGTGATACCATATTCCAGATAAAAGTAATCCTTAACTCTTTCATCCTTAGAAAGAATATCTTGAACTCTTCTCTGTAATACTGGATTATAAGCTATATGCTTATTGATGTAGAACTCGGCACCAAACCAAGTAGCTGTATTAACATTCTCATGCTTATGAGCTATATCAGCTTTGGTTGAACCGATAACGTGAATACTCTTAAGACCGAAGTGTTCTGCTACTGCAGATCCCATAGGTAGCTGTGGTGACTTTACGCTCGTACCAGATATAACACCAATAGGATTCTTAGCAGTCTTAACGTATTGTTCAGTTAACCAAATACACTGGCGTAACTTTGAACCGTTAATACCACCATAACCTAAAGGAGCAAACTTATCTTCACGTTTGAAGAATATACCATTTACTTCTTCAACAGGAGTGAGATCGAAAAGATAATCTTCCCATTTAATCTCATTCCTGTCTATTGATAACGTATCGAATATTGTATTCATTAAGCGAAGCTTTCAAACCCTTTGAAGCCTACGTTAACTACGCCGTCTTCATCAACAGCATTATGCTTATCTAAGAAATCTCTCCACTCAGTTGACTTCCACATATCTGGAGAGATACCATTCCATAAACGATGCCAACTAGGATGATTCTGATTATTCTTGCGTTCCTCGACAAACTGCCTACGTAGATTTTCATACTTATAGGACTTAAGCTTTAGCATGTTCTCTCGGAAGTAACACACAACCGAAATACGTTCTGCCTTTGGATGGTCAAGAACAATAGGTGTATTGCCGTGAAGAACCTCGTGATTATTAACCAGAAGTAGATCACCGGGACGAACATTAACTGCTATCCGATACTCTGGAAATACTAGATAACCACCAGTATACTCTCCACTTCCTAGAACAAGAAGATTACTAAGACCGTCTTGGTAATCACCAGCATCGTAATGAGCGGCTGTTCTAAAGGTCTTGTTAACTGTAATCGTAGTGAATACAGTATCTGGAACTAAGAACTTTGAATCAATCTTATCAGCTACTGATCTCTGATTAGACCAACGCCAAGGTAATAGTTCCTTGAAACCTTTATTCAAAGACTGTAGGAAAGGATATGCCCTTTCGAATAGTTCTGGGTGATGCTCGGTATAAGCAGTAGGTCTTCCATAAGGAATACGAGGATAACGATCATACCAACCGGCAACACCAGAGAATACTGGCTTAGCATAATTAGTAGTTGAGATCCATTCCTTAGAAACACGTAGTGCTTCCGTTCTCTTTTCTTCCAGAGAATAGTTATCTAAACCATCAGCCCATCTATCGAACCAATTTTCGGTATCTGGATAATGTTTAGAAATCTCACTTGGAAGCCAAACGCTACCTCTAGTCTCTTCATTATGCTTAAGAGTAGCATAACGCTCTCTGATAGACTTGACGTTTACTTCACCTTCGCCAATGAATGAGTTAAGACTAGATCCACCTTCGATGAAATAACTCAATACCGCTGTCTGGTAAGGAGTTACCCATTCTCTAGAATCATCGCCTTCTAATCCACGAGGACCAGCAGCTAGACCTCTATTAAAGCTCTGAGTTGCTGCACCATGAAGACCGATATAGGCTTCGTCGCACTCTTCCTTGGTGAAGTAGTTCTTACGAAACTTGAAAGCGATTCTTTTCTCATCAGATCCTGCTTCGCAAGATTCGCAATCTTTCATACCACAGTTAGCTTTAGTGAGCATATCACAAAGCGGTGGCATATAACAGTCAGTATCTTCTTCTACTAAAACGTCAAAATGACTTTCGTCTACAAATTGACCTTCTAGTTTAGAACAATCTAATCTGTCTCTAGCAACAATCACATTGACCATTATTAAATCCCTAAGATGCTTTTGATATCTGGAGCAGTCCAACCTTCTGGTTTTAAAATCTTACCATCTTCACGGCGAACTGGCTTACCATCAACTAACTTATCCATATTAGAACGATGGACTTCAGCGAATACTTCGTTTAACGGAATGCCATAAGAAGCAGCAGTCCCACAAACGATGTATATAATATCTGCCAACTCTTTTGCAATATTTTCAAGATCGTGATTTTGTTCGCCTTGTAAGTATTCATCAAACTCTTCTTCCAATAATCTCATACGTAGAATACGTTCTTTATCATCAGGAAACTCTGGCTTAGTGCCTACGTGCTGACCAACTGCGGTCTGAAATTCTTTTACGGAATTAAACATATCTACCATTATATATACCTCACACAAAGTCGAAATTGATAATACAGCGGTGTCTATCTCTTGGTTGGCTAGAGCAATGGTATCTAGCACCATCAAATATAACCACTCTACCCTTTTTAGGGGTAACTCTTTTATGTTCTACTGTGGGAACATTCTGAGAACTAGGCAACGTATTATACCTAGTTTGCTCGTAAAGTATAGTGTCTCCGTCAGAATCATTCACATAATATACGCAAGCATAATGATCTTGTGGAAGATCTAAATGTATACCATTATGTGGTTTGATAAACTTATCAGCTAACGGGAGTTGTAGAAAAGATCTATTGAAATGAATATCTTCAAATTCAATAAGTTTCTTTTCCAGAATAGCATTAGCTATCGGAACTGATATTTTCTCATACAGTGGAGACGTAACCCCAAAGCTAGGGTGTTTGAACATCATATTAAAACCATACGAAGGAAAAGCTTCGTTGTTAGAATATGACATATCTCTGATGAATCTCCAATTAGGATAATTCATCAGAGTATTTTCAAATTCGTCTTGTAACTCTACGGGGATAATATCATCATAAACTATAGTTTCTTTTAACTCTGAAACCAAGGGGGAACCTCACGTTTTTTCCATTTATGTAGATGTGCCTTACCCTTTATATAATAGTTTCGATAATTGTCAACTGGATTATCGGAAATAATATATTCTTCTGCCATACAAGAAGGCATAGGTGTCATATCCCAATCTTTAAGATTCTTGGGAGGTGATTGTAGCATATAGCTAAGATCACCAGAACACTTATGCTTCTTTTCGTAACGGTAAGTGTATTCGTCCATTAAGGCGAATAGATGATCGACTAGCCAATTATAATTCTCGACGCTTGTGCGAGTCCATATAGCAGACGGATGATTAATGTGCGTAGCTGAGTATATAAGTTCTTCACGAGAGTCATCGAGTAACCACCATTTCTTTTTCTTAGTTTTAAGTGTACCATCCTCCTGAAGTATATCAACTTCTAGTAGGATTTCGTTTCCATCCATCAAACGATGTGCTGTAGATAGAAGCTGAGCAGATTCTAAGATCATCTTAACTACGTGACGATCTACCATCCACTGAGCAGCTTGAACAGGGTCTTCGCTTAGATAGAAGATATTCATTTATTTGTCCCAATATAAGAATAACTTTACCCAAATATATACTAAAAATACTACGATAGTAAAGAGGACAAGTTCGTTTGCGTCATCGACTCTTTGTTGTAATTCCTTAAATGGGAAATAATTCATTTCTTCCATTCCTTCATTGCTTTATCTCTATGAAATTTATTAGCTTTATCGTAAAAACGAATACCATCTAGATGATCATACTCATGTTGAAATACTCTAGCGGTCATACCTGTAAACTGTTTAGTTAGGACTTCACCATTAGGGGTATTAAAACGAACACGGATATGCTGTGGTCTTTTTACTTTAACAACAAGACCTGGATATGAAAGACAACCTTCTTCTAGGACAACTTCCATTTCTCCATATTGAACAATCTTGGGATTAAAACAAACAAAGTTCTCTGGTGAACCTCTCATGGCGAAAATACGATATGGAACACCAACCTGATTTGCTGCTACCCCTAGTCCATTTTCATCATACATAAACTTAACTAAGTTCTGTGCGAACTCAATCGGATCGAAAGGTGGATCTTTGAAATCAAAATCTTCACATTTCTCTAACAAATATCGATCATCAATTTTCATAGTAAGCTCTTAGCAAATTTCTCTCTGTTAGCCCAGCCGTGGCCAGCACGTGGATTATCCTTAGTATAACCTCTTGGGCGCTCATAACCAATAGCTATTTCTAGCGCCTCATCAATATTTTTAGATTCCTTTAGTCTCTTACCAAGACTCTTCTCAGAACCTTTAGTTAGTTCCCAATCAGCAAAACGAATCTGTGTTTCTAGATCGTGGATTGGCTTACCACGTTCCTGAGCAAACTTGAATAGATCAGTTAGTCTACCTGGCTGGTTGTTATAATCACGCCACTGACCAATACCATAAGCTGTATGGTTATCGCCCCAAATATTAGTGCGAAGATCAGCATATGATTCTTGCATGAACTGACCAACCATAGAAGCTGCTTGGTAATCTTTCCAACCAAGATCCATGAAGACTTTTTTAGCAAATACTGGACGCTCTCTGCCCTTTAGGGTATTAGCATCAAACTCTGGAACTGGAGTTGGTTTAATTACCTCTACAACCTTCTGTGTTACTTCTTTTGCCTTTTCCACGACAGCTGGTTTAACTTCAGCCGCCTTACTAACTACTGGCTTGGAAACATTAGATACTATTTTCTTAATAGCATCAATCGTCTTAGGTCCAAGATCACCATCAATTGGACCAGGATCGTAGCCTTTGTTCTTTAATAGCTGTTGTAATTCTTTAACTAACTTACTGGTCTTAGCCATATCTTACCTCTGAATCTGTGAAAAGTTTTTGATTTTAACAAATTTAATTACGTTGGTGAATTTCTCATTCATGTGTTCTTTGTGAGATATGATAACGATATTATTATCCTTGGCTATATCTCTGATGATATTAATCAGATATTCTGTTGAATTTAAATCAAGAGAAGAGTCAAATACCTCATCCATAATTAGTAGATTGGTGTTAATAGAATTGCGCATCTTTGCGATGGCTCTCCACGTGAACAATAATGCTAAATCTATCTTTTGTTTCTCGCCCTCTGAGAAAGAATCATAAGAGAAATCGTCTCTGTGTCTAGACTTGATTGACTCTTTAAAATTCTCATCTAACTCAAAGGATACAAAGAAGTCCATAGCTGATAGATATTTATTAATCAGTTTATTTATGATTGGAATATACTGCTTAATAATCTTAGCCTTGATACCGTTATCCTTCAACAACACAGCAGCAGAACTTAATACATTCTTCTCTTCAATTAGAAGATTATAGTCCTCTGCGATCTTTTCAAGATCCTGTTTAAACCCATTAAGCCGTTCGTCCTTTTCTATGGACTTAACTTCTTTGAGCTTTTCAACGTCTTTATTTAACTGAATGATATTATTCTTGATAGCCTTAACGCTCTCCATACACCTAATACGTTCTAGCTTCAACGAATGAACATCAGCCGCTTTATTCATGCTAACAGATAGCTGCTGTTTCTCTTTATCATATTGCTCAGCTAGAGTCTCTAGTCCAGCTTCGTTATCAGAGATTTCCTGCTTCTTAATGTTAACAGTCTTATCTCTGAATTCTTCAGCTATATCCTGTTTACAAGTAGGGCAAGTTGTATTCTCTGTGAAGAATTTAACTTCCTCATTAATAACATTAACTCTAGCTTCAATTCTATGCTTGAGTTTAGAAAGTTTGTTTATTCTTTCGTTAATAGATTGAATGTCTTCAAGATCACCTTCCATCTTAGCGATCTTGTCCTCATAATCCTTTAACTCATTATATATAGCAAGACCTTCATCTTCTAGCTTAGAAATCTGCTTCTTCTTTTCAGCAATGATCTCACCGGTGTTATTCTGCATCTCAAACATATGCTGTTCGGTGAGTTCAATCTTAGACTCAATAACTTTTCTTTCGGTATTGTTCTTTGTAATCTTTGAGTCGTTCTCGCTGTTCTTATCTTTTAATAAAGAATTCATAGTCGTAAAGATCTGTAGGTCTAGCAGATCCTCTATGATTTCTCTTTTCTGCTGAGCGGATAATTGCATAAAAGGTTGGAAAGTAGCCGATCCAAGAACGACCACTTGTGAGAACGACTTGTGGTTAACCTTAATAATCTGCTTCTCAAGAATCTCTTGATAGTCCTTAGACTCAGCAGATTGATTTAATAGTTTACCGTTTTGATGTACCTCGAATACATTAGGTTTGATGCCTCTAATGATTTTATACTCAATAGTTCCAATAGAGAATTCAATCTCTACTACTAGGTTCTTTTGAGTAATTGTGTTTAGAAGCTGTGGCTTGTTGATCTTTCGAAAGGGTTTTCCAAAAAGACCAAAACTCAGAGCATCCAGAATCGTGGATTTCCCAGCCCCATTTATTCCAACTATAAGCGTAGTTGGATTGTTCGCTAGGTCTATCTCTGTGAATACGTTGCCGGTCGATAGGAGGTTTTTCCATCGGAGTTTTTTAAAGTAAATCATAGGTATATATGCGGTAGTCCCATTTTAGCACGTTCCAGATTCATTTGGTCCAAGAATTTGGATAACATATCCCTAACTTGGCTATTGACCTTTTCATTCTGGATCTTTTCAACGTAATTGACAATGTTTTGGTCAGTCACCATTTTCCAGTGTTCAAGAATCTTGTCTGCATTTTCAACAGCCCAATCCTTCACCAATTGTTCAACGTGAGATTTAAGAACCTGACGCATGATCTCAAAGATCAAAGGCTCTTTCTCAACTGTTCTGGTATGATAACCAGAGCCTTCTGTTTCTTGCCGCTTCTCAAAGAATACCTTTGGAATAGCCTGATTGACAATATCATACAGATCTTCTTCTGTAATTAGGTCGCCAATAGGTTGTTGCTTTAGCCGTTCAACAACGTTGTTAACGATATTATTGTTCTTCATAGTAATCTTCCATTATCACTTCATGACCAAGAGCTTCTAGGATTTTTGGGAGAATGACCTTTGGTTCTTCAACGTCAATACCGTCACCAAAATGTCCTCCCTTCCAACCCTCGTAAATTATATTATAATCCTTAGTGACCACAACATCAACGTCTTCATATGAACCACAACAATCGCATTCACGCCAACTGCGTAAATATGTGATTTTAATTCTAGACATTATTCCGTAACCACTCTCTTCCAATCACCATCAGCAGATTTAAGCCAAAGATTACCATCACGACCAACTGCCATAGTTACGTGAGTTGTATCATCTGGGACATAATTATTACCAAGATACATAATCGCCTTATCATTATAATAAGGTTCTTTGTTCTTCTTCATACCCATAAGACGTAATGTGTTAGCATTGTTATCTGCTGGCTTCTCTTCTGCTTGTGATTCGGAAATAACGGCGGCAGCTACCAAAACTGGTGCTAATGGTAAGAACCCAAATAAATCACGTCTGTTCATAATTTACTCCAAAGTTAAGGCTTCATGATATAGTTCTGCTATTTTGTCTTCTAGTCTATTACGTTCTACGTCTTTTATATCTAAATTCCTAATGTATTTTTTAAAGATGTCAATAGTAGATTCCGCTTCATCAATAATATCGTGATCGTCCTCAAGACCTAAATTGAGGTGATCTTCTACTATCTGAATCTCTATGGGATTTTCTTTTTCTAGACGTTCTATGAACTTCTCAAACCAATACTGGTTATTGTTCTGCTGAATAATAACCTTAACAATGCATTCCTTATATGGGCTTAAGTTCATTTGATCGATCAACTTGTGGTATTGATCGTTATATGTAATCTTCTTAAACATACTATAAGGATTCTGTATAAACTCTAGATGTCTCGTTTCCGTGTCAAAAACATGAAAGCCTCGTGGATCATTATAATCAGACCAAGTAAACTCTGCGTGACTCCCCAGATAATGAATATTGCCGCTGCTTGACCTATGATGATAATGACCACTAGCAACGAGATCAAATCTAGTAAAAAGTTTTGGATCCATACCATAAGAGATAATAGATCCTTTATACATTTCGAATCCTTGAATTTCAAGATGTCCGAAACAAATTTGTGCATCCGTATTCCTCATTAGATCATACGCATGATCCTTATTATCATCGCAAATCCAAGGTAGGAACAATATTTTAAGATCATCAAAAACTACTTCAGTAGCCTTATCATATATATTTATAGGATAACGATTGAAAAGTTCAATAAAAGAACTAACTTCATTAGTATTTTTATGGTAAGTATCATGGTTGCCTATGATCTGATGGTAATCAATACCCCGATCTACGATAGGCTCAATGAGGTCTTTTCTCAACCGATACGCTGAGTTAATGTTGATATACTTACGACGATCTACAATATCACCACAGTGAACAACAGTTTTGATTTCGTGTTTATCCAGATAGGAGAAAAACACGTTATCATAAAACTTCTTACTGTAGTCATGGAAAGCTAAACTATCGTTACGAACACCAGCGTGAGTATCGGTAATTAAAGCTATCTTCATTTTCTACCCGTATAAACCTGTCCAAGATCAACATAGTTATACTTCTTGAGTGCATCAGAGCAATACTGCTGAATGGCCTCAAGTCTCTGGATAAGAACCAGTCTCTCGTTAGGCGTTAATCCATTATCGCCCAATCTGCTGATAATATCCTTTACATTAACAGGGATTAAATGATCATTCTTCATTTTCTTCTTCCTTAATAGAAAACTTTTCAATTCCAGTTAGCTTAGCTGCTTTTTTGGTTTTAGTCAACTTGTCTTCGAAAGATTTCACGATTTCAACGGAATATTCGTTAGTCTTAAGATGCACTGACTTATTAGCCTCATCGAATACATCCATGAGTAAGAAACTATTCTCATAGTTCTTATGCTTTATATAGGTCTGCTTCTTCTCTTTCTGAATTCTTCTGAGAAAAGCGTTCCATGCAATCTGAGTAAAATATGCGAATGGATTATTCGTCTTGTCTGGATCAAAGTTATCAACTGCTGAGATACAATCCATGATACCATCACTAATCATATCTTGCTTATATGTATACCCTGAGAAGTTTGGTTTCTTCGCAAGATTATTACAAATCAAAAGAATAGACTCACCAATATACTTTGGGACAATAGGCTTGTCAGCATCAAGCTCAATAGACTGTTTCAGATCATTCTTGTAATGAATCATAGCTCCATAGAGAGTTTTATTATTGATATAATTTGTCTTTCTCTTTGGCTTCTTTTTTTCTTCCGTATCCATAATATTTTCCTTTACTAAAATTTCAACTTACGGTATAATCACTATGTGGTGAATGAAATAACTACTTAATGTCTAAGTGAACTTTATACAATTTATACTTGAACTTCTCTTCATTGTAAATCTTGATACGTTCGATAAAGTGCAACAAGGTATAGTTCTTCTTTGATTTCCATGTCATGTCATCAGAGATGTCATATAGAGTTGAAGAAGTCTTAGTATCTGATTTACGCAATCCACGACCTATTGATTGGAGATTTCTAATCCTAGACTTAGAAGGACTAGCGAAAATAACATTATGAAGATTCTTAATATTAACACCGGTAGAAAAAGTACCAAAACTAGCAACAATGATAGCATTGGTTTCCTTCTCAACAATTCTTCTAATCTCTTCTCTATCATTACCATCAACTTTTCCGTGAACAAAGAATACCTTCCTATTTCCTGCTTCTTTAGAAACCATATCTTGTAATACTTTACCATGTTTATCCACAAACTGGAATAATAATAGCGTATTACCTTCCAAAGATAAAGCCAAATTTTTAATGAATTTATTCCTTGCCTCTAATCTTACTAGGAAATCCATCTCAGCTTGGTAATCTAAACGGGCTATCATTTGTCTAACTTCATCAGGATATGTTAAGACGATAGCTTTAATCTGAAAGTCTGCTAGGTGCTTCTTTTCAATTAGTTCTGATGTTGTAATTACTTTCCTGACAGGACCAAACAAGCCTTCAAGAACCAGTTTATGGGTATTTGAACCATCAAGAGTTCCAGTGAAACCAAACCGATACTTACAGTCAGTAAGCTTGTCCAGTATAGAAGTGAGTGATTTTGCTTGAAATAAGTGAGCTTCATCGCCAATTACTACCTCAAATTGTTCGAAATAAGATTTTGGAAGTTTGAATATAGACTGCCAGGTGGAAATTGTAATAGGTTTGTCTGATTGTTTATCTTTACCACCAGAAATGCAATGAACGAGCTTAGATGAATTAAACCCGTAGTCAGCAAAATCAGAGGACAACTGACTGACCAAAGAAGTAGTTGGTACAACGATAAGAGTTTTACGAGCATAATACCTCACGAGCAAATAAATTATAAAAGACTTACCAGAGGCTGTGGGAGAAAGAAGTAGTGATCTTCTCTCCCTAACAGCATGAACGAATGCATCCATTTGATAATCTCTTGGTTGCATTGTAGGTTTAATATTTAGAATGAACTCTTTAGCTTCTTTAAAGGAAAACTCTTCACAGGAAAAATCTGATTGATATTCTAGTTTGTAGGATCTTGACTTACAGAAATCTTCAATATATCTTACTAGTCCAGCGTAGATAAGACCAGTCATAGGGTTAAGGAGTCTGATCTTGCCATCCCAATATTTGTTTCGGTATGAAGGCATAAATTTAGCATCTGGAACTTCAAAAGTGAAATGCTCACTTAGCTCCATCATGATGCCAGGTTCAGACTTAACCTTTACATATACTTCGTTGAATTTCTCTACTTGTACTAGATCCATTAAGAAGATCCCATGATAAACTTCTGCCAATCAATAGCGGACTTGATTAGATACCCTCTATTCATGATGCTTTTAATGATTGAGTCCAGTAAGTCGATCTTTTCTTGCTGTATTCCGATCTTTAAAGATAAGTTCACAATATCTACATCAGCTTCTAGATACATGGGAATATCACTCTTTAATACCATACCCTTTGGTGGTAATCTCCAACCCTTATCTTTGGTTTCTTCATTTGGTCCTTGTGTTAGGAACTCATATTTATCAAGCTTAAGCTGCTTCATTTCCGATTCTTGTTTACGGAGAAGAAGACGCTCTTGTGTATATATTCTATAGTATTTGTGGTGTAGTTTTGGAATTACTAAAGCTTCATCGCCTAATTCAGTTTTATCAACTTTGGAATCTGCTTCCCACAGTTCTAGAATTTCTTCTAGTTTCATATGTCACCTCATTAATGAATAATGTAGTATTATACTATACTTTATTGATATTGTAAAGTGTATATTTAAATGTAGCTGTAGCTTCTACGTAATTGACATCAGTATCTGTTGTAGTGAAGTTTAATCCAGATAATGATACGGGGTGGGCGTCTGTGTATACTATTTCATAATTAGCCATCTTAGTGCTGGAAAGAACCATAACTGAAATATCTGAATAGATACCTTCACCAGTCCAGCTATCTTTTTGTTGTATTTGATAGTATTGATCTGAGTCTTCTGGTTTACCAAGAGACTTAATCCAATTATGAATCTCAAGATAGTTCTGTAGGTCTTCATCTACCTTAAAGGATACATTGAGATTAGTGTAATCAATGTGATCACCGGGAATAGGCATTCTGACTAGTGGGCTAGGAATATCCACTTGTCTTAACGATATCATAGGAATATTAACTTTTTGGATGAAGAAATTAACATGAGGCGCTTTCTTAATCGTGAACTTAAAGTTAAGTGGACTAAGAAAGTTCTTATTAGATGGTGTGTTATCTATGGCTGTCATATTAACTCCTAATTAAACATCTAATATTTATAAATATTAGAATATATCCGTCACGGAGCGCCAACTCCCACGGATTCTAAACCTGTTAGGAGGTTCAGCATGAGTATTTATCCCAGAAAATGTTTGCATTGTCAGGTAGAAATATCTGGACGATTGGATAAGAAATTTTGTTCTAGGAGATGCAAACAAAATTACAGAGAAAAAAATAAAAGGAAACCATACACCATTCATAAAAAGATGGTTTGTGAGGAATGTGGATTTGTACCTATACACCCATGTCAATTAGACGTTGATCATATGGATGGTGATAAAAAGAATAATAATATAGAAAATTTGAAAACTCTATGCGCTAATTGCCATAGATTAAAAACTAGATTAAAAAGAGATTTTGTTCCATTGAATCATAGATAAAAAAAGGGGGGCAAACGCCCCCCAGTTTCTCGCCCCCTTGTTTACGGGGTCTACTTAGCAACTCTTACATAAGGTTGTTAACGATGATGCGGCGATAATACTTGTTAGTGCTGATTGTGCGACCACCAAGACCCTGGGTTAGACCCTGAGCGAATGGGTTAGCAACAATGCCATAACGAGTCTTGAAGCCGATCTTTGGCTGGAAGCTTGACTGATCGACTGCGCGAACCATCTGTAGTGGAACGTATGGGCAGTAGAAGAGGCCAGCATCGAATGCGCTTGAACCCTTATAACCTACTGTTAGATAGTTACCACCTAGAGCGTATGGATCGATATAAACCTTTAGGCGACCATTTAGAACACCAGCGAAGGTGTTGCCTGTATCGTCAACCTGTAGGTTGTTTGAGTTAAGGGCTGGAGCGTAATCTAGAACACCGGCCATCTGTAGAGCAGAAGCAACGTCTGAAGAACAGATAACGATGTTACCCTTGCCTCTACGAGTCTGCTTGGCGATCTGGTTGGCTTCACGCTCTAGCTGGAACATTAGTCCCTTGAACTTCTCAACTGACCAACGACCGTTTGAGTCGGTGTCAAGATCGAAGACGCCAGCTGTCGTGACATTCTCCTGAGCGCCTGGCTCAGCTGTGATGTTGACTGTACGTACAACTTCACGGTTGATTTCGGCTAGGATCTCAGCGGAGAGAATGTTGGATAGCTCTGTCTCAGCGTCAAGACCGTGAATAGCCTTGAGATCCTGAGCGAGTTCCATGGTGTACTCTGCCTTGAGGGCGCGTGATACTGCAGTAACAGTAACCTTCTCGATTGAGAAAGCCATCTGTGGGAATGCAGTATTTGAGTCTGTACCAAGAGCTTCAGCCTGAGCTGTTGACATACCTGTAGCAGTGTTATAGGTATTTGTAGCTGTTAGTGGTGTTGTATTTGTGGCACCTGGGATTGTACCCTTGAAACCACCGAATGCAACGTTGGCGTCAGCATTTGGAACTGTTGAGAATGCAGTGTTGACTTCGTTATAGAATGTCTCTGGACCACCGCTGGAGTTTGACCAGTTGTAGGTTGAGGTATTTGTATAACGTGAGCGCATAGCAAAGATAAGTCCTGTTGGACCTGTCATTGGCTGAACGCCGCAGATGTCGTAAGC